GAGTAGTATCCGTTCAAAACTTAAATCCCTCAAATGATTTCTTAGGTTTTTCCTCATAACTATACTCCTCATCCTTACTATTGTCAAGGATATCATCTTGTGCTGATTGTTCACAATCGTAAAGACGCATCTTTGATCTATCAATTCCGACTACAAATCTCTTATACATGTTGATATCGTTGTATCTGTTCTTCAATTGTTTAACTAAAATCTGTCCCAATCCTTCGAGTTCTTCAGTAGCAATAAGGGCAAACATAAGATCAGCAGTAGCAGGGAGACCAAAGGACTCACTAGTATCAGTAAGCTCAACGTCAGAGCTACCATAACCAGAACGAGTGGTCTGCGTGGCAGAAACGATAGGGACGTTTGCTTCACAAGCCAGTCCTCTAAGTTCTTCTGCAATTGACTTAATAGTTGTATATGAATTGACATTGCTGCCAGCGCGATATCGCGAGGAAGCACATATATTAAGGTAATCAATGAAAATAATATCAGGTCTAAATGATTTCTTAAGTGCAAGTTCATTAAGAAGTGCTTTAAAATGTCCACTGTGAGCACTCGCTGTAGGGTATTCTTTAATTATAAGTGAACCCTGTGTTTTTTGACAAATGTTAGCGACTTTTGTCTCGAACATCTGACGTGGGAGATCTGCAATCTCTTGAATGTTTACATTTAGAAGGTTGGCGTCTATCCTTTCTGCAATCTTTTCTTCAGCCATCTCCATCGTAATATACAGAACATTCTTATTCTGTAATAAACAAGAAGAGGCAAGATGACACATAAAGAGAGACTTGCCCACGCCAGTACCTGCAAGAGCAATGTTGAGAGACTTATTACAAAGACCGCCCTTTGTGATCTTGTTGAAGAAATCCAAGTCGAATGGAATCTTTTCCTCAGTTTGATGGTAGAAGTCGTATCGTTCTTCATAGTCATTCAGATAATCGTGTCCAATATGATTATCAAATGAAACTGCAAGAGCATCAGAAAGGATTGATGGAATAGCATCTCTGCCTTTCTTCTGTTCTTCACCTCCGTCTGCAATACTAATTGACTCTACTAGTGCAAGATAGATTGCACGATCACGACACCACTTCTCAGCAGTATCGATCAACCATTGCTTGTCGTTTGGGGCATGCTCAAGTTTAGAAAGAGATTCAACAGTCTGCTTATATACTTCATCATTTAGGTCAGTTCTATTCTCGACCTCAATTAATAGAGCAGAAGTTGTTGGAAGAGTATTATATTTTACAATGAACTTTGATATCTCAGTGAAGATAATCCTCTCGTGATAGTTCTCAAAGTATTCTTCCCTTACAAATGGAAGGACCTTACGAGAGAAGTCCTCATTGAAGACCAGGTTTTGTATGATTGTAGACTCAATTCGTTCCATTACTTATAATGTAGATACGTACTTAGAATGTACTTTGGACATTCATTCACTGGTTCACCCCTATGTGGGAATAACCACAAGGGAGGGAAGATAACCAGTTTACCTTTTTTGGGTTCAATTGTCAATCCTTCAAATACAGTGTTCCCCTCATTTGGAACATCATTTAGATACCACATAAAAGACAAAAATCTCCGGGAAGATGCATAGTCTTTCACATCAACATGAGTATCAAACATATCTTTCCCGTCAGGTTCATACCTTTTGATACGGAATTGTTCAAATGCATGTGACTCTGGAAAGACTCTTTTGTCTACAAACTCATAGTAATCGTTTCGATATTCAAATGTCTTTGCTATCAGAAGTTTATGTACACTACTGATTTCTTTAGAGTGTTCTGTTAAATTTAATTGAGTGAAGGATGGTTTGCTGTCTGCATCAACACGTTCGTGCTTATCTGAATTCTGATCAAAGAAACCTATGAGAAAGTCACAGGTCTCTTCATCTAGTGCATCATCATAGACACGAACAAAATCATTAAGTAGAACCATAACTGAATTCTTTCTTCGCAATCTCATCAAGTTTTTGCATCACTTCTGGTGTGAAGTATGTCTCTGGGTCTTTTAGAATTGCCTTAGCATAGACTTTCTTACCATCCATCTCATAACGACCTGCTACATTTTTCCAAAGTCCGCCAATCTCACCGAGTTCAAGAAGACCATAATATCGATCAAGACCACGCTCATCGTAATACAAACGCACCGTAACATCTTTGTTCTCCTTACTTAGACGCGACTTGTGAGTCTTTGCCTTGATAAGATTTCCAACGACTTCTGTTCCATCCTTCTCTTTCTTTTTGCTGAGATAGATGATTGTACTTGCTGCATACTTGAGACCAGAGCCTCCTCCCATTTCCTTTGTAGGATGATAAGCGCCAATGACATCGTAAGTGTGGTTTGTTACTAAAAGTGGAATGTTTGCTTGACCAAGTTTAAGAGTAAGCATACGGAATGCCCCTTTAACAAGTTGAGATTTGGTCATGTCCCTGACTTGCTTATCGTCTAGAGCATCACGAATCTCTTTCTCTGTGGAAAGCATACCTAAAGAGTCTAGCACAAACATACAGGGTCTGCGTTCTTCTTCAGGTTTCTTTAAGTATATGTCTACTGCTTGGAGTGCTTTCTGCCTGAACTGTTCAATTGTTACAACATTAACAACAACCAGTCTGGTTAAGTCGATCCCACGACTTGTAAGAAGAGACTTGTTAACTGCTGCCTCAGTGTCAAAGTACAAACAATAACCGTCAGGATTACTATCCAAGAAATTCTTAACCACAGCGAGACTAAAGAAAGTCTTCCCAGTAGAAGACTCACCAGCAATGGCAGTAATCTTATTCCCAGAAACACCACCAAATATGCTACCTGAGACCAGTGAATTAAAAACGTAAGAACCCGTGTCCACAAAGGTTTCTGTGTCGTCGATGTCTGATGCGAGTTGGGTGTAGTCATCTCCAATCTCTTTTACAATTTCTTTTAAAAAATCCATTACAATGCAATTCCAAATTCTTCACGGGCAATTTTCTTATAAGGTCCGCCTGGATTATCATCACGGATTTCCTTAACTCTTTTTAGTTTTTGATAAAGTGCAGCATCTCCACCGAGACGCATAGCACTGATAATAGTATTCAATTCTTTGTCGTTGATAGGAAGATCCATTCTACTCCATTACGTTTTTTGATTCTGTGCAGATAACCCAATTATAACTCTTTTTCAGTTCTTTTGCAAACCACTTAGCATTGATCTGATCTTCAAAGTATCTGCTGTGCAGTTGAGGAGATAGTTCTCCTGGTTCGGACCAGCGAACAATGTATTTACTCACGAAAAGAAACTCTCTAAAGTTATTTTCTTTTCAACAGACCACCCGATAGCATCCAGGATCACACGCAGTGGATCAAGGAATGCCTTATTGAACTGCATCTCATAATCGACGTATCGTTCTAAGTCCAGTTCCTTAGGGAAGTCTTGGATAAAGGATATTACATTCTCTCTAGTCGGGTTTGGACTCTTCAGATAGCAGAACTTAATCTTGTCTCCGTTTTGTATGGGAGCATACTTCTTACCCAAACCACGCTCTTTTATATAGAAGTTATACAGCAGAGCACCACGACAATGCATTGGTGTTCCCTTTGCATAGATTGTATTAATGCCTTTATACTTGGTCACACTAGAGACAGACCTAGGGAAAGATATTTCTTCAACTGGTAGTGCTCCGAAACTCTTACGGGAGTTCTCAATGAATTCAATTACCTCATCCTCTGTTCCACTCATCACCAGTTTCAAACCATCCTTAATCATCTGACGACAGGGTGCAGGTGTGGATGACTTGACTGCTTCGATACCCATGATCTTCAGTTTGGGTTCTGCATATCGCACACCCTCACTATCCCAGACGTTCAGGATGTATCGCTTCTTAGCAGTCCAGATACCACGATCAGCAATGTTCTCTCGCTTCATCTGCATCTTCTGGTCATAGGCGTTCACATAGTCCGCCAACGCTTGGTAAGAACTCTCAATATAAGGTTCAAATTCCACCTCACAGACCTTATTAAGGAAATCGACAATGACTTCAGGAGTTTTCTCTCGGTCTTTGAATACCCAGTCAACAAAAGGACCCAGATTAAGATAAATGGAATCAGTATCTGAAGCAATAACATAATCAGTATTCTCCGTCTTAAGAATTTTGTTTAGTTTAGCATTCATCTTATTCTCAATCCAGCGGATAGATACCTGTCCAGATAGAGTAATTGCTTCTGCGTTTGCTAGTTTAAAATACCTGAAGTATTGATTACCAATAGCACCATAAGCAGAGTTAAGAGAAATCTTCTTCGCCATTTGAATGTTGTTACATCTAGCGATTTCCTTTTCAAGTGCCTTAGTAGGATTCTTCTCGTACTGCTGCTTTGCCGCAAGCATTTTCTTCTTGAAGATAACACGGTCACCATACATCTTCTCCATTAATTTGGGTAAGAATCCTTTGATGTCCTTACGATACATTGCGCCATTAGCACAAACCGCATAATCCTTATATTCATCAAATGTCAGTTCTTGATTAAGTATCTTATTAACGGTAGTTGATGGGTGCCTGGTGTCCTGTAATGTCTCGGGCGAGATGTTGTATTGCATAATAAGGTGAGGATAGAGAGAGTTAAGGTCAAAAGACACAACCCAATCATACTTTCCCGGAAGCGGTTCCTTGACATATGCCCCCGCATATTGTGAATCCTTTTCTGATCTTTCCTTTGGAGGAATAACAATATTACTCCTCTTCAAATAGTTATAGATAATCGCATCCCAAGTGCGGACCTGAAAGAACACATCGTTATAATTCACCTTGGCGTCATATGCCATGGTCAATGCCAACTCAATCAGTTTCATCTTGTCTTCCAGACGGTCAACAAGTTCCACGTCAATGATGTTGTATTCAATGAACTTCTGCCAGTTACCTGTATAGAAGTCTCGGAAAGTATCAAACTCCGAGTGGTCCAACTTACGTTGTCCTAGTTCCACAAATGCAATGTGGTCTAGTCGATACGACTCTTGATTAGTATAGGTAAACTTCTTGTACAAGTCAAGGTAATCAATAACACTGATACCTGCCAACTCACAGGTAATCTGTGGGCGACCGTGCATCTGGATTTCACGTTGACGGACATTGTTCCAAGGAGAAAGTTTCTTGACTGTCTTCTCGCCCATCAGACGCTCAATACGCCTCACGATATATGGGATATCATATAGTTCACAGTTCCACCCTGTAATCACGTCAGGAGCAGTTGTCTGCCACCAGTCTAGGAAACGATTGATAAGGTCAAACTCATCGTGACAGAGCACGAAGGTGACATCCTTACGAGTGTTATTGAATGGTCGTGAAGCAAAGCAGGTGATGTGCTTAGTTGCAGCATTCTGCATTGTGATAGCAAGAAGTTCCTCTGCAACATTGTGTATGTCAGGGAAACCTTCTTCAGCAGCAACCTCAATATCGATTGTGTAGAGTCCAATCTTAGAGATATCAAACTTGATCTCATCCTCAGGATACTTATCAGAAATATACTGAGCAACATACCTGTCATTACCATAGATGGCAAATCCATGAACATCCTTGTACTTCTCTACAAACTCCTTACATTCTGAAATCTTACCAGGTTTGATTGGTTCTACATTGTCGCCGTCAAGCGTCTTCCACTTTGAATCTTTCTTAGAAGGTACATAAAAAGTTGGTCCAAACTCTTCCCTGTAAGAGAATTGTCTGCCATTCTCATATCCACGTACCAGCATTTCATTGAATCGCTGATAGACATTAGTGTAAAATCTCATTTAGTCAGTGACTCGTATGCATCAAGTAGTTTTTGGTTGGGTTCAACCATAGTCAATATTTTATCAGAACTCATCATAACAACCTCATCATCTGATACACCAGATAACCAAGGTGTGACTTCTCCGAGGTAAACCAGACAGGGTTTAGTCAGTTTGCAATCGGGTTGTCCGATATCTGCAAGGACTTCCTCAATCTTGCTCAGTAAAACTAGCTTGTTCGTTAAGAACAACACCTGTACTGTCGGGGGTTCCGGTTCCGGCATCATTGAGTCCGGGGGCAACATCATCTCGTCTGTTGCTAAGTTGGTCTCTTCCACTATTTCTCCTTTCGTAAGATTCTACAATTGAATCGAGTGGGTC